AGTTTCCGCCATGTTTGGGAGGAACCGTGGACGCGTCTGCCCGATTGTTTGCCGGGATTACCGGGCGGGATATCGGGAGGCACACACGCCGGCCGTTCTACTCCCGTCCTTTAACCCTGTCAATAGCCACGTTGCCGGCCGTTTGCCGCGCGTATCCCGGACGACTATGCCAACGGTAAGTGTTGTCCGTGGGTTGTGTATCTAGTTGCTAATCCTTTGGTACCCGTAGTGTCAGGTCGGACCCGACATATTGGAACAGGGGAACCTGACATCTAGCGTCAGGTTACCGGGCGGTACTTCTCGAGGGTTATCCACAGGTTCCACAGGGTTTATCCACCGTTTACACAATGGGAATATCCCGCATGTTGAGACGATATACCCGGTTCATATGCTGTTCCTGTATCCAATCCGGCGCCTCTGTCACATAGCCGGCCGCCTTTAGTTCCCGGATTCCCCGTGCTATCTGGCGTTCTACATTGGCCGGCAACGGGTCCCCTTTATTGAATACTCCGTGTCCTAACACGACGGTTAGTGACTTCCAACCGCCGTAATACATTCCCTCCGGTTCCCCGTTCTCTATATCCTCGTCGTCCCGGACTACTAACGCCATTCTGGCTAATATCCGAAACGCCGTGCTAGATAGTCCGGACAGGTTGCCGGCCGCCACACATTGCACATATTCCCGGCCCATGTTACGAATTCTCCGGGTTATCTGGCGTTTTCCGTTCGTAAACCGTGTACCTTTCCACGATTAGCGAATTAATAAGGTCACATTTCGCGCAATAGGCCGGTTCTATGGCCGGTTCGCTTAGTTGCCGGCCGCATTTGGCGCAAATCGTCGTCAGGATTGCCATTTTGCGTCCCCTATATCGAACGGCGCACGGTTTCCGGACGGGTCTATCCGCACCCACAACGCGCCTTGCCTAGTACCGGGCCGGGACACGATTACGGCCATAACGCCGGCGTCCTCCGCAATTCGGTAAAACGCGATTCTCTGGCGTAGTGAAACGTTGTCCGTAATCTTGCATTGCACCCATACCGGCAACCTGTCCGCCCGGAATGCGGCCAAATCTGCCGGCCCGTGGCTACCGGCCGAACGTATGACGTGCCAACCGGCCGCCTGTAACCGTTGGAAACAGGCGCGTTCGAACCTGTCTCCCGCGGCCCGTGGCGCCTTGCCGCCTGTCATGGGTTGCCGTCCCGTTCGTCCTGTAGCCGCCTATCGGCTAGGTCCCAACCGTTGTGATAGGCGCGCCACAGGTACGCGAAATAGTAGTTATGGCCGGCGCCGGGAGGCGGGTAACGGTTGTCCTCGTTATGGCCGTAGAAATCCGCGAATAGCGCGCCAATTCGCATGTTGACGGGCCGCCACTGTCCGCCTGCCGTCCAGTCGAGACGCAAATCGTGAGGACAACGGTTCCCGGGTGAGGTTCGGAACGAAACGCCGTCCATATCAATCCGGGTGAACGCGTGCCAACGCCGGCCGTCCATTAGTCCTCCATTCCCTCTAGCGGTACGTCGTACGAACCGTCCGGGCCGGGTGCGTCTGCCGTGGCCGGCGTCGTGTGCCGGCCGCAATAACGGCGCGTGTTAGGCGGGTCCGTGGGGAGGCGGTACCAATACGCCCATTTCGTTTTACCGTCCCGCGTGTTGCCGGCTATGTATTTCTGCCAACGGCAAACACGGCCGTCCTTATGCGTGAACACGTCCCCGGCGTACGTGTTCATTCCTCGTCGTCCGGTTCGGCGCCGGCGTGAATGGTGAAATTGCCGTGTCCATCGTCCGTGGCGATAGTCCGGCCCGTTTTCAAGTCATGCAACGCGCCATATAGCCGGTATCCCTCTAGGCGTTCTAGGTCCTTAGTGGATTCCAACGGCCGGCCAACAATGGCGGAGAACAATGCGAGACGCGTTCCCCTGTCCGGCCCAAATGGCAAGTCTCCATAGGCGGCCATGATGCGTTTTAGGTTCTCGTCCCCTACCGGCCGCGCCTCCGGGTCCTCTGCCGTAACCGGGTCCGGGTCCTGTGCCTGCCGTGCCTCGTCTACCGCCTCCCAATCGGGCCGGACGGGCGCGCGTTCGTCCAATTCCGGCGCGGCTATGGCCGGGGACCATTGCACGGTTTCTGTCCTAGCCGGCGCCGGCGTCTCCGGTTCGGGTCCTAGCGATTCCGCGTATTCCCGCCAATCGTCTACGTCCGTTTCGTCGGGCGCCTCCGGGATATGTCCCAAACCGCGCACAACGTCCGGGAATGCCATACGGCACAAGTCCGCGGAGGCGCGCGCCAATAGCAACGCCCGCGGATATGTCCGCCACGCGCCACGGCCGGCCAATCCCGCGGCCCGGGCCATTTCGATTGTCCATTCGACCATTACCGGGTCCGTATATTGGCCGTTGCCTAGCCGGCGCCTGCCGTAGACGACACAACGGGTTCCGGAGGACTCGTCTACCGCGATTAGGTGTCCGGCCGATAGCACTAGCGCGCGCATTAGTTCCGCGGACAGGAACGGCCGGCCGTCGATAACGTGGACGCCTTGTAGCGCGGTCATGGGACCTACGCCTATTTCGTCCCCGTACATAATGCACGCGGCTACTGCCGGCGCGTTTCCGCGCATGGCACGCGGTACGAATTCGGTATCGGCTATCCGTTCGGCTAGTTCCGCGGCCGGCCTAGACGTGTGAATCCAACGCGCCACGCCGGCGTCTGGCACCCGTTCTAGGGTCACGACGCGTCCGGCCGTGGCGGGGAACGGAATTGGTTAACGAGGGAAACGGGTTCCGGCCGTTCCGGGTCCGGGTCCTGTGACGCCATATCCGGCATAGGCGCCTGTGGCGTCTCTGCCGGGTTATTCCGGGCGGCCGCGGTTAGGTGCCGGCGCGCGCCTCCCGTGGCGCGGGTGCGTGGCCGCGGCCCGTCCTCCCAACGGTTGCCGGCGCCACAGGAACATTCCCAACCGTCCTCCGTAGCGGTAGCCGCGTGACCCGGCGCGTTCGGGTGCGTGAGAGTCATAGTCATTACTCCGGTTCTCCATTCGCGTTAATCGGCGTGACGGTTGCTAGCGCGTCCGGGTGCCCTAGCGGTTCCCCGATACGGTCATATCCCCATTTGGTCCCGTGGAATCGGTACAGGGGAATAGCGTTAAGGAACGCGGCCCATACCTCCGGGCCGGTATCCACGGGGATTAGGCGCCAATCGTTCTCGGTAATGTGCAGGACGCCCGTTTTATCAATGTGCGGCATTTTCCTGTCCCCGCCTTGCCACACGATGAATTCGGCATTTCGGTAGGCGGCTAGTTGCAATGCCGCGTCCGGGTAAACGCCGGAACCCGTTTTGTAGTCGATAAGCCAACGGTTGCCGTCCGCCAATTCCGCGATAACGTCGAATTGGCCGGCGTACCTGTGGCCGGAATGGAATACGACGCATTCCCGCGCGAGCACAGACGCGCGCCACGTCTCGAGAAAATCCACGATTAGCCGCGCCTGTTGCGCGATATCGGACGGAACCTCTATGGGTTTCTTATCAATTAGCGCGTCCGCGGCCGCGTGAATCTGCCGGCCGCGTTCCGCCTTTACGTCTCGGGTTCTCTCCGCGGCCGTGGCGCATACCTTTACCCATTCGGCGTCCCCTAGCGGTTCCCGTTGGTCGTAATGGGTTAACGCCCATTCGGCCGCCTCCCGGCCGTACCATTTCAGTAACCCGCCTGCCGGGGAGGAATTGCGGATAATTGTGGTGACGCCGGGACAACGCCGGCCGTCTAAGGAATAGACGTGGCCGGACCCGAATTCCCTCCGGACAATTCTGGATTTAGTTTGCGGCATTACGGCGCCTCCCGGCCCGGTTCGTGTGCGGGATAGTCGTGTGTCTCGTTAAACGCCCGGACGATTAACCGCACGTGTTCCCGGGTGAATAACAGGCGGCCGCCTTTACCGCGGACGTACGGCCACAATTCGGCCGATACCCGGCGCCGAATGGTCCGGTCACTGACGCCTAGCAACGTGGCTAGTTCCGTCACGTCGTAACAGGGTTCCGGACGAATGGCGCCGGACGGGTCCGCGATTGGGTAAGGCGCCGGCATGGCGGATTTACCTACGCCCGTGCCGGCGTGGCGTCTAGCCGGCTACGGCGTGTCTGTGATAACCCGCGGGCGGATTGGCCGTGTCTGTCCGGCCGTGTCTACCCACGGCCAGACGGCGCGTACGCCGTGCCGGCAGACGCCGGCGCGCCACGGGTTGTCCACGCGTGTCCAGTCGTGTCACTGGACACGCCGGAATCCTTGCCTCTGACGCGCTAGTGTGCGCACGATGCGCGTCAGAGGCTAAACAGACGCCACTAGGCGCGACTCGGAACCTAGAGGGAGAGAACATGGCAAGGCGTCATCTAGCGGCCGTCTCGGACGACACGGAACCCGTGTCCGTAGACGTGTTCGCGTCCCGCCTGACTGACAAGGCGTTGCATTGCCGGGAACTAGGACACGTGTGGCGCCCGCTAGTGGCGTCATGGGAGGCGGAGGCACAGGCGTTCCACAGGCGCCTACGTTGTTCGTCCTGCCGGACGGAACGGGTACAGGTTCTCTCCGCCCGCGGAGGCGTCCTGTCCAATCACTACGTCTACCCGCGCGGCTACCTAGCCACGCACGTAGAGGGAGGCGTGGCCGGCCGGCGTGACCTGTTCCGGCTAGAGGCAATCTTGCGCACGTTGGACGACTCCGAAATCCGCGCCGTACGAAAGGCGGTTGGCAACTAATGGCACAGGCACTATTTATCCGGAATTGGTGCGATATCTGTCTAGAGGCGGGGAAGGAAACGCCGGCAGACACCTACGCGGTTAACGTCCGCGTTGTCCCGCCCGACGACAAAACGACGGGCGCCACGCCGGTTCGCCCGGAGGACGCGCCGGCGCCGTTCGTCGTGGAACTTTGCCCGGAACACGGCGCGGAGATTTGCGCGGCCGTTCTCGCGTTGGCCGAATACGGCAGGCGCCCGGACAACAGGACGCCGGCAAAGGCGCGCCGTTCGGACGCCGCGCCGTCCTCGTTTGTCTGTCCGGCGTGCGGCCACGTGGCTAACAATTCGGGCGGGTTGCGCGGCCATGTGCGCCGGGAACACGACACGACGCTAGCCGGAATCGGGTTCTACCCGGCCACGTACAAATGTGACGGGTGCGGGGAACCGTACGGCAACCGGCAAGGACTAGCCGCGCACATGCGGACCAATCACCCGGATATCAAACAGCCGGCGTAACCGGGCAATCTGCCGTTCGCTTAATTCGGGTGCGGTTTCCGCCTGAATCTCCGCCCATTCCGTTACGGCGTCCTCTAGTGTGTCGTCGTCTGGCATACGGGGGATATTGGGCCGGCAATCTCCGGGCGGGTAGACACGTGCGGCGTTTTTTGGGGGACGCGCCGTCTGATTGTCCACGCGTGGCTATTCGTGTCTACCTGTCCGGACCCGGACGCCATTATGGTCCGAATACGTGTTCCCGATAACCCGTATTCGCGCGATATGCGCCGGCCGGCGTACGTAGACGTAATCCACCCGGCCGCCTTTAGGTCCCGTGACCCGTGGCGGCCGCGCGGCCGTGAACCCGGAGAACCGCGGCCGTTCCCGGTAGTTCCGGTTCCAGTCTCCGCCCACGGCCACGAACGGGAAACGGGCGGACAGGCGCGCTAGCAATCCGGCTAGCCGGCGCACGCCGGCCGCATAGACGGCCGTAGGGACGCCGTGGGTTGGCATGTGGACACATACCGCGGCCGTCGTCTCCGCGCCCGTTAAAACGGCCACTACGGCGCGCCTGTGGCCGTTGGAGGGAACGTGAGGCGTCCGCGTGTCTGTCAGGCGCACGACGTAGGCGCGTCGGAGGCGCCACAGGTCCCGGCGCCAGAACACGGCGCAATCCCCGGCATAGCCGGCGCGCGGGTGCCACGATGCCCAACCGGCCGGCCGTAGCCGGCGCGCGTCTCGCCCGTACATTTCCTGTGCAAACACGATGGACGCGCCCGCGGCCGCCTGCCGTATGTCGTGGCGCACGTGGCTAGAACCGCGGTAGACGTTTTGGGTTGCAATTCCCACGGGAGACGCCACGCCGGACAAAACGGCCGCGGTTAAGGAAACGGCCACACCTAGAGAGAACACAAACAGCCGCCTTGCCGGCGTGGCGCAATTCCACGGTAAGGCAAAAAGAAACCGGCCGCTATCCCCGCGCGAGGAATAGCGGCCGGTTTCGGGTGCGTGACCCGTATTAGGCGTCCGTTAGGTTACCGTCCTCGTCCCACACGAGGAACAGCCGGCGCGGATTCCAGACGCCTTTTTTCAGGTTTGCGCCTTTAAGGACGGGCGTTCCCAAAACGCTAATCACGTTCCGGCGCCTGTCCAGCGGTAGCGCGTCGAATGCCGCGGCCGTCTCGTCTGCCGGCAATCCGACCAATCCGTCTAGGACCCGTTGTGGCCGCGCCACGGCGTCCGCCTCTGCCGTGTCCTCCGCGTCCAATTCCGCTAGCCGCGTGTCGATAGCCTCTAGCGCGTCCGCCTTGTCCCCCGGGCGCAAACGTACGTTCTTAACCGTCTCCGCACGGTTAGCGGTTAGGTCCGTCCGTTCCGCGGCCCGTGCGTCCGCGGCCGCCTTGTCCGCCTCTACGACAAACGCGCCGGCCGCGTCCACGCGGGACAGGCGCGCGATAACCGCGGCCCGAATACCCGTCTCTACGTCCCTAACCGGCGCCTGTGGGTGAGGCGCCGTACGCGCCGGGTTCCGGCAGAAAAACGCGGGACCCGATTTCAATTTCGACGGTTTCCCGTACATAGGCGTTCCACATTCGCCACACACGACGAGTCCGGAATAGTCGTGGGTGCGGCCCGGGTGCGGCCCGTCTCCCCATAGTGGCTTATTGGCGGACAGGTGACGGATAACCGCGCTAGACGTAGCCGCGGACACAATGGCCGGCGCGTCCCAATTCCCCATAACCTCTACGCCGTTTTGCGCGCGGATTTTGGCTAGGTCCCGGCGCCGGACCAAATGGGAAACCGTCGTAGCGGAGAACGGGTTACCCTCCGCGGACACTAGGCCGGCGTCATTCCACAGGCGCGAGATAGACGACAGTGATTCCCCGTTAAGGATGCGCGTCATAGCGTCCTGAATTGCGGCCGCCTCTGCCGGCACGGTTTCTTTCATACCGGGCGTATATCCGAACCGGCGCCGGCCGCCCGGGTATCCGCCATTAGCCTTTAGTTCCGCGTGCGCGCGCCGTTGGCGGATAGACATTTTGGCAATCTCCGCCTCTGCCAATACGCCGGCAATTTTGGCTAGGGTCACGGAATCCGGGTCGTTAGGGTCGATTACCGTCCCCGAACCGGATTGCAGGATTTTGGCGCCGGCGTGCCGGCAGGCGTCCAACAAATCGTCTAGGTCCCGCGTCTGCCGAATAGCACGGTCCAATAGCCACACGATTACGAACGCCACGCCGGGTTGAATGGCGCCTAGCAAATCTGCCCAACCGTCCCGCGATTTCGTAGCGAACCGGGACGCGCTAACGCCGTCGTCCACGAAATGCACGGGCGCCGGCAACCCGCGCGCCTCCGCGGCCGCGTCGTTGTCTTTTCTCTGCCGGCGTACGGCGCGGGAAATCGTCTCGCCCGTCTCCCGTTCCTTGAACCGGGAAACGCGGTCATACGCCAAAACGGCGCCGGCAGTAGCCGGCGCCGTCGTGGCCGCGTGCGTGCGCGTCATGCGTCGTACCCGTCGTAATACGGGTCATAGCCGGGACGGGACAGGCGCGCGTAATAGGCGTCCGCGTCCATCCCGGACCCGCCCGTGCGCGTCGGACAATCGGCCGCGTGATAGTCCCGGCACCCACACGCGCCTAGCGTGTCGTCGTCGTCCTCTGCCGGCAGAGGCGGGACGAACGCAACAGCCGCGTCCGGGTGAGACTCCACCCAACGGCGCGCGGCGTCCGCGTGCGGGAAGGATGCGAACGGGTAGCGGAGGCGCCGGCCGGCGCGGGTCACCTTGTAGGCGGCGTGGCGGGTCATCGGGCCGCCTCCGCAATCTCCGCCCACGCCTTACCCTCCGCGACCGTGTCCGTCATGCCGTAGTCCGCGCCGGCGCCCGTCCACGTGTGACCCGGGTAGAGGACAGTGACGGGCGTACGGCCAACGCCGTCCCGGCTAACGATGGAACCGGCCGGCGTTACGTAGCAACGGCGCCCGTTCCGGTCAGTCGTGGTGACCCACCGGGTCACCATTACGGCCGCGTGTCGCGGCCCGGACGCCGCGCGCGCGTCGGCCGCCCGCGTCTCGTCGTCCTGCCACATGCGGAAACCGGGTCCGCGCGTGTCGTCGTGCGTCATGCTATGGGTCCTCCCCTGTTAGTGGCCGGCGCCTCGTTGGCGCCGTGGCGCCACGCTAACACGCGTTGCCTACTTATTCCAATCTCCGACGAGGCGCACATTGCTGTTAGTAGTCAACTCACAGGCGGGACATAGGCGCCCGTAGCGGGACAGGACCGGACAGGCGTACGGTCATCCTCTGTTAACCGCGTGTCATGGGTTCCCGGTTGGGCGCCGGCCGCGGTATGTGTGTTCTCTCCGGACGCCGCGGCCCGTGGCGCCGGGAGAGGGAGAGGCAAACAGGCAACAGGCTAGGGAACTAGAGGGAGGACCTATGCCGTTCTCGGGTGACCCGTCACGCCTCGTGACGTTGGCTGACGCGGCCGGCGCGCTAGGCGTGTCCGTTCGTACCGTGCGCCGGTTCATCGGCTACGGATACCTAGAGGGATACCGGGTGGGGCCGCGTGCCGTCCGGGTCCGGGCCGGGGACGTTAACGCGTTGGTGCGCCGGCTACCGGGCGGGTACCCGGACAGTCTGCGCGCGGACGACGACGCCGGCCCGGAGGACGACGACGACGAGGACGATTGGCCGGCGTGCCATGGCTAGACACAACCCGGGGAAATTCGACGCCGGGGAACGCCTGCCCAACGTCCGCGCCGTCATCTATTGGGCGGTTCTCACGTGGCTATCGTCGTGTGTGTCCGTCGTGGCGTTCCTGTTCGCCCACAATTGGGCCGCGGCCATTGTCGCGGTTAACGCCTGTCTTTTGGCGGCCGCCTATTGGCTAGCCTGTGACCGTTGGGTTAATTGGCGCGCGCTAGCGGAGGCGTACGCGTCGGAATTGGTGAACATGGCCGCGCGGCATAGGACGGAGGAACCGCCCGAATATGACTGAACATAGACGTAACGTTAAGGCGCGGACCCGCGGCCCGACACACGAGAACCCGAAACACAAACGGGACGTTCCGCCCGATACCGTCTCCATTATTTCCACACACGCCGGCGTCAGTCTCCCTCCCGGGGATTCCCCATGTGACGCCGGAAATAGGGAGGACGCCGGCTAGTTTCCCCCGTGACTGTCGGCGTCCTCCCGGCGCGTGCCGGAATCCTGTCCCGCCTTGTAACCGAACACGGCGCCTAGGATTCCGATAACTCCGCCTCCCCAACCTGTCAGGATTTGGGTTGCGTTTTCGGATATGCCGGCCGATTCCGGGTTCTGTATCGCGTCGTAGAGAATGGCGAACACGATTGTATTTAACGCCGTACACAATCCCACGGCCAGAATTATCGGCACCCAATCGCGGGTTAGTTTCATTCGTCCCGCCTGTCCGCGACCGCAACTAATAGCATTGCTAATCCGCCTAGGACTAGGCCGCCCGCTAATACGTCCGTCCGCGCGGATACCGGCAGGAACGGGACGACTAGGCCGGCCGCGATAGCCACGGCCGCCATAATCACTAACCGCGCCCGCGCGCCTTTCACTTAACCTGATTCCAAATCTTGTTAACGGTAGTCGTCAGGTCGTCTACCTTTTTTTCTAGTTTCTTTACCCGTTGGTAGGCGTCCTCCGAATAGCCGCGCGCCTGATTAAGCGTTTTCCCTACCGTCGTGGAACCCGTGTCCCCGTCGTCGGGGGACCATTTACTAATCTTGTCCGTCTGTTCCATATCGTCGTCTCCGCCTCCCGTGCCGGACCCGGACCCGCTACCGCTACCGCCTCCCGCGTTAATGGACGGCGCCGGGTCCCGGATTATTGAACAATTCCACGGGCCGCTAGCCACGGAATGCCGTTCGAAATGCAAATGCGGCCCGGTTACGTTTCCCTCCGCGCCTACCTGTCCTATCCGTTGGCCGGCGTCCACGCGTGACCCGTTCGGGACGCCGCGATTACACATATGCGCGTAGAAATCCCGGGTGCCGTCCCCCGGCGTTATCTCCAATTGGTGATATCCGAACGCGGACCCGTGATTGCAGTAGACGACGGTTCCGCCTCTAGCGGCCACGACGCCGGTTCCTACGGGCGCGGGATAGTCCACGCCGGTATGTATGCCGTTGCCGTAGGCGTCCGGGGAACAGGACCAATACGAACCGCGCCGGCCGTACGGCGTCCCTACCGCGTAGCCGGGAACCGGAATCACGACACATCCCGGGGAATTACTCGGACCCGTAACGCCGGCATACTGCCGGACGGGCCGAATTCGGCGCGGATAGGGTCCGCATTCTGTACCTCACCAATCACCATTAGCGCGGTAGCCACGGCGTCTAGCAACGTGTCACCCTGATTAACCGTGTCGGGTTCATAGCCGGCCGGCAGGATGACTAGCGCGTCGTATTCGTGCCGGCCTAGCCGGCGCAATTTGCCGGCGTTGTATGGCGTGAATGCCCAACGGGGGAACCCGTCGAATTCGTGCGGGTTGTCCGGCGCGGAGGCGTACGCCGTGACGCCGGGAACCGTGGCTAGTGCGGCCCGGATAGCCTCCCGCGCGGCCGTGGCCGGGTGAACAGCACTATTCGGCGTCGTCGTCATCCTGTGGCGCCTCGTCCTCTACGGGCGCGGCTACGGGCGCGCCGGAACCCTCGTCCGCGGGCGCCTCGTCCACGGGCGCCGGCGTGTCCTCTACGGCAGGCGCCGGCGCGTCCTCGTCGTCGGGCGGGTCAATGTGTGCGCCGGCCGCGGCGTTAGGGATTTCTGACATTTCGTTTCCTTTCCTATACCCGCCCAACGGCAATGTAGTGGACGGTACGTGCGCCGGTTACGGTCATATTCAGCCACGCCGTAAATCCCGTGGCCGTCACATTACTAACCCATTGGACAATAGAACCGGGCGCCGGCGTGGCCGCGGTCATCATGCCGACGAGGACGAACGGCGCCGCGGAATATGCTACGGGGAAAGTCACCTGTACCGATACGGCCGTGTTAGCGGTTACGACGGTCATAGATAGTGCCTGTGCTTGCACCATATTTTCAACGGCCGTTGCCAACGCCTTAATTGTGTCGTCCCCGTCCATTAGACGGTCAGTACCTAGCGGGTACGGCAGATTACGAACGGGCGTGTTTCCGGGCATTTCTTATCCTCCAACCCACGGGCCGCTAGCGGTATCCCATGTGACGGTATTAGGAACCGTGTTCCACCGGGTACTAGCGGGAACGTCATTCCATCGGCCGGTATACGGTTGCGGCCCGATACACGACGCCTCGTCCCACGTTCCCGGCGCCGTGTCCCACGTGACGGCCGGGTTAATGTCGTCCCAACGTGGCGCCGGCGCCGTCCGGCAGTAGCCGGAAACCGCTAGTTCAATTTCCTGTTTTCCGTATTCGAGATTTTCCGTCCATCCCTCCACCCACAAATACGCCGTCGTGGGTGCCGCGCCGGCCACGGGGAGTCCGGTCACGAAAACTAAATCGTGCATTTCCAACGCTAGTAACGCCTTATACCGCGTCGTGTCCAAATGTGCCACGTCTACCGGCAATGTCGGCATAAGCCATACGGGTTCCTTATTCCGGGTTAACAGGAGAGAACCCATAGCGGCCGCGTCCGCCTGTGCCGCTAGTTGTGTCGTGGCCGTGATTTCCCATCGTCCCCATTTCCCAATGGACGCGTCGTTTTGCGCCACGTACCGCGGCTGTTCGGAACCCTCCGGAGTCACGCCGTAGCCAATGGAAACCTTGTTAACGATTCCGGACGTGGAACGTTGCCATTTCGGCGTAACGAGAATGTCGCACGAATTTAGTTCTAGCGCGGGTTGTGTGTTCCGCCTGTGATTGGCGTCCGCGTACCGGATATCCCCGGCGCGCGTGTTCCATACGACTCCGCCCGCGTCCGCGGCTACCGATTGGGACAGGTCTAACGCCGGTTGGCTATCCACGTCACGCGCGAGAATCTGAACCGTCCCCGGGTCCGAATACAACGGGTCTAACGTGACGCCGGCCGCGGACATAATGCGGCCAATCCGGGACCCGTCTATTTCTTGCGCCCACGGCGTATCCCCTACGACGCGCCGGCCCAAATCGGCAATCTTGCCGGCCGCGATTACCTGCATTTCCTGACTGTTCGGCGTTTCCTCCGCGGCGTCCTGCCACGCTAGTTCCGTGTCAGTGACCCGCCCGGAGAACCGCGTATAAACCGTGCCGGCTACGGCCGTCGTAACCGTTAGCGTGGCGCCGGCGTCTAGGCCGGCCGGCCACTGTTCCTCGTTTGTGTCTAGAGATAGCGCGAACGTGGCCGTAGACGCCTCCGGTTGGCTTGCCGTGTCGTCTCGCCCGTGATTAATCGAAATCGTGTCCACTAGACAGGAGATATCTACGGCCGGCCCGGTTAGCGGCGTGAGGTTAACGGCGTGCGTGCCAATCATGCTGACGCCTGTGGAGTAATCGAGACGCCGACGCGCCGGTCATGGTCCGCCAATAGGCGTTTAACCTGACGCGCTACCGATTCCGGGTCTAACGCGCCAAAAATGTTGATTTGGACGCCGGCGCCTCCGGAGACGCCTACCGGGACGGACGCGCCTACGCCGCGGGTCAATCCCGGGCCGGCAGGCGCGTAGAACGTCCGCGGCGTGGCGGCCGGCGCGACCGCGCTAAACGGGTTCAATTTTCCGAGAATGGACGTTAGACCTTTAGGCGGGGACGGCCAATGGATACCGGCAATCTTGTTTATCAGGCTAGATACCCACGAAATCAGAGACTTAATAGCGTTAATCGCGCCGTTAATGGCGCCTCTAGCCGCGTTAAACGGACTAGCCAACATAGAACCCAAACCGGGCGGGACGAGGTTAGCCAATACCTCACGAACGCCGCGGATAATGTCCTTTGCACTATCCATAGCGGAACGAACGGCGTCCCGGGCCGCCTGAATCGCGTTTCGGATGAAATCGCGGATTGCGCCGAATACCGCAACTACAACGTCCTTAACGGAACGGATAACGGTTTTCATCACGTCCGCGCTATTGCGCACGATATCCCGAATTGTCGAGAACACGTTTTGCACAACGTCCTTAACGGCGCGGAAAACGTCCTTAAACACGTCCCCGGCGTTTTTAACGATTGTCCGGATAGCGGAGAAAATCGTTTGTGCCAGAACCTTATACACGCGGAAATACGCCATAACCGCCTGTACGGCCGTTTGCCAAACAGACTTGAAAAACCGCGCCACGACGCCGGCCAACGCCTTAACTTTGTTGAATCCGGACACAAACGCGGAGATTAGGCCGGCGAATTTTCCTTTAAGCCAATTAACCGCGGAACCTACCGCGGAACGAATTGCGGACCATACCGCTAGCGCGACCGCCTTAACTTTGTCCCAATTCTTGATTAGGAGAATAATGGCCGCGATTAGCGCGATAATCCCCACGATAATCAGGAACACGACGTTAGCGGAGACGGCCACGTTAAACGCCGTTTGGACAATCGTGGCAATTTTCATGGCCGCGTTGTAAATCAGGATTGCGGTTACCAACGTCATCACGCCGGCCGCTAGCGCGGTTACTAGCGGGACGTTTTTCGACGCCCAACGTGCCACGGACGCTAGCGCGCCGGCCGCGGCCGCGGCCGCGGGTAGCAACGCCTGTCCTAACGCCGCGGAGGCGTCCTCGAAATTGGCGGACGCGATAGCCGCGGAACCCGCGGCCGTATCCGATTCTCGCGCGAATTGTCCCGCGGATTTGGCCGTGTTTTTGTAGACCATATCTAGGACTACTTGCGCCTTTGCGTGTTTCAACGCGGACCCGGTTAGTTTGTCCTGTCCCCGGGCGGCCAATTCCGCGTTAACGGCCGTCATATTCAGACTGACGCCGTATTTCTCTAGCGGGTCGAATTCGCCGCGCGCGACCGCGGCGTTAATTGCCTCAACCGCGTCCGCGGTTGTCCCGCCGAACGTGGCCGCCATATCGGCGCCACGTTGCATTACCTTGTTGGATTCCTCAACCGCCTGTTTCGACGTGAACCCGGCGTTTTGTAGCGCGGACCCGACGACGGCCGCATATTGGAGATAGGCGGATTGCGCCAATCCCATAGAATCCGCGGACGATTTGGACAGGCGTTCTACCGCGCCCGCCTGTTTCCCGAATACCGATTCGACGGCGCCTTGTGCCTGTTGCAAATCGGAGGCGGAATCTAGCGCGTGTTTTCCAAATGCCACGATTGCTACGCCTATGGCCGCGGCCGGCAATGCCGCCTTTTGCATGGCCGAACCGAATTTCGACGTGGACGCGGACGCCTTGTCTAGTCCTATGGCCGCCTGTGTGGAATCGGTAATGATTTTAATTCGGAGTAACGCTTCACTTGCCACGGCGCGTCCTCCGTTCCATATCGGCCGCCTGTATCTGCATTACGTCTAGGACCGTGGCTAGCGTCCTGTCGTCCTCGTCGTACCAATCCGCCGGCGCCGTGTTTGTGGCTATGGCGATTTCTACGATTAGCCGGGTGCGGGACCCGGCAGGATAGGGGACCCGGTTTCGTCGTCCTCGTCGGCGTTGAGAATCCGAACCTCTAGCGTCTCCGATTCGTATTTTTCGTACGTGTAATCGGGAGGAATGGCGCCGGTACGCCGTGCCGCGGCCCACGTGATAAACGTTGTCCACAGAATCGGCGCCTCTGTCACGGGCGGCCATTTGTGTTTGTAGCGGGTCCTGTCCCATAGAACTAGGTCCGGGTTAGTTGTCTGAATCTCGAAATCGTCGTGTCCGTCTCGGATAATCAGACAACGCGGAGTGTTTAGCCTTACCTCACCCATTATTAGACCGTCCCCTTAACGCCGGCCATGATTCCGTCCGCCCAATCGGCGTATTCGTTGGTAATTCGTGCCGTGTTATCCCATACCTGTTCCGCTAGAAACGGTTGGGCCGCCTGTCCGTACCGCGCATATCCCCAATGTGTCCGGTTCGCGTACGGCAACGCGGACGTTGCCTCCGCGCCGTCGTCGTGGCCGGCGTACCGGACAGACGCCGATAGCCGGCCCGTCCGTACGGGCGCGCTAGAACGGCCGCGGGTACCTATGAACGCCGCGACCGCGCTAGACGGTTCTGTGGCGTCCTGAACCCGTCTAGCGGCTATGCGGAGGGTGGCCGCTAGGACGGCTTCACCCTCCACAACAACCTTGTCTGTCACGCCGCGGCCGAACCGCTAGAGGACGAGGACGACGACGCCGGCGCCGACAACGCGGCCGCGCCGTCTCCGTACGTGTATTCGGGTTGTCCGATAATCGTGAACGAGAAATCAGACGCCATATATTCACCCATTGTGTCCCCACCAAAATCCAACGGGTCAATAACGAGGGTTCCGCTAGCGGACGTGGCGGCCGTGGCCGGCGCGATAACTTCATCGTTCGGCGTGAACGTAAAAGGCTGTTCGGTACCGGCCGCGGATTGTGACAACGCGAATAGTCCGGAGGACAACGCGGCATCAGTATCCACGTTCCCGTCTAGGTGATAGGCGTACGTAATCGCGCCCGCCTTAACCGTGCCACAAAGTTTCGTCGTGGAATCTCCCTCGTTCTTATCCGCGGTAATGGTCGCGTTATTGATAAGGCACGAGGCGTCGATTTCCGCGCCCGTGGCGCCAATCTTCAATTCTCCGGGTCCCAATTTGCGGGTGCCGTCGTCTGCCATTTTCTCTCCCTATGCCAATACGGCCACGACGTACGGCCGTTCCAATTCGATAATGAGACTGTCGATAGCGATTCCGGTAGGTCCGTATTCGGCCGCCTCTACTCCGACCATTCCTAGCGGGAGATTCCGGCCGGCAATCTGCCGTTGGACGCGCCGTAGGAACGCCTGAACTAGCGCCGGCGCCCGTTCGCCCGTGTCCGGGTCCCGCCCGCGTTCGATATCGCGGCCGTCCGCCTGTGACGTGGCGGCCGCGGTCATCATGCGGTCTAAATCCTCGTCGGAAAGGCTAGTAGCGGGAACCCGGACATAGGCGCGGACGGTTGCGATATCGGGATAACCGGGCGGCATTCCGATTCCGTCCCACGTTCCAGCAGTCACGACTAACCGCCTACGGGCCGGCCGGCGTAATCGTGATAGGCGTAAACGCCGTGGGTGCCACGTTCACGTATGCGCAGAATCCGGCATATCCGACCAATTGTCCCAATACGTCCGGTTCCTGAACTTGCAACAGTCCGTCTACGTCCTCGTAAAATTCATTGAACTTAGACGGGCCGGCAATCAGGGTTCCGTTCGGGAAATGCGCGTCTACAACAAGGGTCATACCCTGTGGGTTCCCGCCCGTGTTTTGGGTGGACATTCCCGGGAATGTCGGGTTACCCAACGCGCCGTTAGTCATCCCGCCCAATTTCGCCCACACGTCCGGAGACGCATACAACGTGTCCGGAATCGTGTTCGTTGCCTCTAGGGACGCCGCGGCCACGGAATACAACGCCGCGACCAAATCCGGCCCGTCCGGGCCGGCCGTGGCAACAGGCGCGTTCGTAATCGTTGCCATAAACGAGGTAACCGCGTAATCGCACGTGCGGATAGCGTAGACAGACGCCATATCCTCAAAAACGATGTTGAGGATTCCCGGGTTACTCCATTTAATGTTTTGGCGCGAGATATTCAGGTGACCCGCAAACGTCGTAGCGTCTACCGGAATCTTGCCAATGGTCATAACCCGGCTAGCGGTGAGGTCCTTTTCGTTAACCTGTTCGTCTACGGCCACGTGTTGAGTCACAACCGGCCTATCGAATGACCCGGCCGGCAACGCCTTACGGGAACACGAATTGACGAACGGCCGCGCGGAGTCAATCAGGTTAATGACGGGTCCGAGAACGGGCCGGGGGATAATCCCCGGGTTATCCGTTGTCTTTTGGTGCGCCGTGGCGCGTTCTAGCCGCGCGGCCGCCTCCGGGTCCTTTAGTGCTTGCGCCCGATGGACGGTAACCGCGTATTCGCCCGGGGACGAGAATTCCCGCGCCACGTCGTACGGTTCCTCAGCCGGCGCGGCCGTCGTCGTCTGTCGTGCGGCCGGCACGCGTTCCCGGAGACTCGTGACCTTTGCGGCCGCGGATTCAATTTCCGTGTGATAGGAAATCGCGGTTTCCAATTCCGCCATGCGCGTCTTGTCGCGGTCGATAACCTTTTGTTCCTCGTCGGAAATGTCGCGGTTATCCTCCGCGGCCCGGTTAGCGATTGCGGTAACGCCATTCTGGATTTCGTCGTATTGCGAATGCAAACGGTCCAAATACACACCCATAACGGGCGTCCTCCGTAACGTGCGGGATTCTGCCCGGGTGGCGCCTACGGTTTCCCCGGGTGGCGGGTTATTTCGCCCGGGTGGCGGGTGAGTGACCGTGACGGGTGGCGGGTCCTATTGCGGCCACAATCCTCCGGTTAATGGCGCCTGTCAATGCCGGCGTACGGGTCATTGGCCGTGAATTGGCCGGGGAATAGGTGCGGGGAAATCATCGGGCCGGTTAATTGCGTCTCGCAAAACAGGTATGGCGGTATGGCCGTGTCGTGTGTATGCGGGTCCGGGAACATATCGCATAAACACAACGGAATTTCGCCCGTCATGTTTTCAATCCCTCGAGAAATTCGCGCAATTCGTCTAGCCGCGGCGTGGCGGACGGCGCGTTAATCAGGACGTGTTCACGCGCCACGAGGACGCCGGCGCCGGCGTATTGCGGGGACGCCGTGGCGGCCACGTGGGACAACCCGCACGCCTCCCGCCACACGACGGCGTGACCGTCTCGGGATTCCCGGCGCGACCGATAGACCCGGGCGGACACGGACCAATGTGTTAGTTCTCCGCTACGGGCCGCCTCCGCGTCCGCGTGTTCCCGGTTAATCCGGAATGCGGTTACTAGGCCGGCCGGCGTTTCCTGCATTGAAATGCAACGTCCTAGATACCTGTCCCCGTCGTCCCCGTCGTGTCCCAACATGAGGTTTACCCATCGGCCGCCTTTCTGGCAGTCGCGGGTAAACGCACCCGGCGCAAACGCCTCCGCGTAGAACGTCGTCCCTCCGTCGTCTGTTACGTCCGCCTCTACGCCGTACGGAACGGCCAATCCCTCTACTGTCCACCCGTCCCCGGTTGTCTCCATATCGGGCGCGGCCCGGGTGATTACTAGTCCG